TTTAAAGCAGCATCAGTTATGTCTACTACCTTTTCCTTGTCAGTGAAAAGACTGTAAATGTCTTCCACTAACGTATTAATATTCTTGTCGTTCATTGCTGTTGTCCTATCTTTATTAAGAACTATGCAGCTTGCATAAGTTCATCGATTTCATGCGGCTCAAACACCAGACGATAACGTGTGTACGTAGTACCTTCAGGAGTTTTAGCTTTTACAGTTTCAATAATATAGCCATTCTTTCGTAGGTCAGAGATTGTTGCAGTAAGATTCTCTGACCAACCATTTTCGATTGCGGTCTTACGTGTTACACGCATACGCTTACGTAGTGCGCGTAGAACTTTTACTTCACAGTTATGCATATTATACCTTTCTAAATTTTATTTTTTAAAGAAGGTGCTTACAGTCCCTTCCCTCAACCTGTAAGCTATCGTTGTCCTTATGTAAGGCAATGTTATCCTTACTACGACAACCCCATCAATTGCTATATCAGGTTAAAAGGGAATGTCATCACCCGCAGAGTGCGGCTTATTATTGTTAGAAGAGTTACTAACAACATAACCATCGTCAACATAATCAAAGTCCTCTCCATAGGGGATTAGGTTGACAACCTGTACAGCAATCAGATCAGCGGATACGCCATGCTTCTTGTTGTATTCGTATTCATAAACTTTAAACTTAACATTAACATCACTGCCATTACCGATCAGTGAGTTATCCCAAGGGTTGCGCTTTGAATCCACAACAGTAGGTGCTTCACGCTCAGTACCATCACGCTTCATAACCTTGCGCTTGATCTTAATAAAGTCACCTCTCTCATCACCCTTGTTCTGTATGTTCAGGCCAATGCTTTCTAACTCAACCTTGGTCTTCTCATCTAATGTTACATCAATGCACCATGCTGGTTCATATGTTGTGTTAGGAGCGCATACGCTTGCCCAATATGCTTTACCAGATACGAACTTTATTGAGTTTTCCATTTTCAATTTTCCTTTTCAAGTTTCAGTTTTGTATTTATGCCAGACTTGATTACCAAAGTCAAGCACTTTTTCATCATAAAAGTTTTACTGCATCCTTGTAGTCAAGAAGAACTTCTTGTCCTACGTTGTAACAAGGTCTAACTAATTTACGATTACACCTGTTAAAATTTTCCTCTTGTACTAACAAGTTAGAAGGATAAAATCCTTTGAGACAAAATAAATCTTCGTCTAGTTTAACCATCAATGCAAATATGTCAACAACATTTTTACTTTCTGCACTTGTTGCAAGTAACATTCCAGTCTTGTGGTGTGTGGTCTTAACATCTATTGTCAGACCGTCAAGAACTAAATCACCTAAATCAGTTTTAGATGACATTGATCTTGGATATATTTCCATTAACTGTGTTGGATAAAGTCCTGACAGTTTAAAGAAACTTAACTCACCTCCCGCTCCTATTATATCGAAGGCATAAGGATCATTCTTATCTCTTTTCGCGGCAGTGTCTTTTACTTTAGACTGTCTGTTATTATCATACCTAGCTTTTCCAATAATTGTGTATAACTCTACCTCACTAGGTTCAAGTTTAATTAATGAGTCTCTGACCAGTTGTTTCCTATTTTGTACTCGCTGTCTAGTGGGCATTTTATCAACAACTTCCTTTCAGTTTCTTTCATTGCTTTCTTCGTTATAGAACCAAACGATAAAGCATGTGGTTTAAAAACTTCAAACTGATACTCATCGTGTATTGATGCAACTAAATCAGCTTTTAATTTTAACTTGTTGTAAAGGAGAGTAATGTCTACCAACCATTGCTTACATATAACTGCTCCTGCTCCCTGAATGAGAAGATTAACTGCTGCATGTTGATTGCGAACCTTCAATCTTCTTCCATCCAATCCACGTATATACCCTAATTGAGATGTCTTGTCAACCTTTTGTCTGAAGGTAGCGAGTGCTGGTACGTTAGAAAGAAACGTATCAATCAAACGCTGTCCATCAGTTGATGTACCTCCTACGATACTGCCTATCTTAGCTGCGCCAGCGCCGTAAATGAAGGCATAGATAAATGTCTTTGCTTGGTCACGAGTTTCTAGCCCTGCCGCTTTCTGATTAGCAGTATGAATGTCACCCTCGACAACTTCTTTCGTGAAGTTAGGATCGTCAAGATAGTGTGCCAATGCTCTTAGCTCAAGAGAACTAGCGTCACAACCAACAAGAACATTATCAGGTTTTGAAACAGTCCAACACTCACGGCACTCCTTACCATAAGGAGAATATCCTGCTGGAACTTGTGCCATGTTTGGACTGTTATGTGCCATACGTCCAGAGATAGCACGAAGTGTAAGAACTTTTCCATGTACTTTTCCATCCTCTTGTACAGCATCTATCCAAGACTGAACTTGTGAAACTCTTTTTTGTAGAAGAAGATACTCTGCAATTATTTTTGCTTCAGGAATATCTACTTCCTTCAGAACGCTTTCATCCACGATTGGATGACCCTTCTCAGTCTTTTTATTAGGTTGCCAACCCTGCTCCATTAGGCGTTGGGCAATCTGTTGTCTGCTGGCAGGATTAAAGATAATAATCTTATCCTTTAATCTCTTACCTGTCTTGTCAGAGTATCTTTCTTCTATAACAGGAGGGTAACACTCTTGAAGATCAGATTCAATTTGTGTTGCCTTATCACGCAACCTGCATACTAAACTCATAGCCTTCTGTAAGTCAAGTGTAAATCCATTACTCTGCTGCTTAGATATCAAAGCTCTGATCCTGTACTCTAGATCAATGGAACGTCTGCTCATCTTTGCCTTCTGGCATTCCATCTTGAGGTGAATGTATAGCCTCCCAGTAAGATCAACATCACGTTTACAATACGTCAACATCTCTTCAGAAAAGTTGCTGAAATCGTGAAAGTCAATCTTGTTGTAATGGAAAGTGTTACCCCATGCCTCTAGAGAATGACCACCTTCTCTAACAGGGTCAAGAAGTTGTGACAGGATAAGAGTATCTTCCAACTGGTTTAGTTGGATGTTCGACCCTGTAAGTCTGTTGAGTACAGGAATATCAAACGATACAATGTTATGTCCAACAAACTTGCTAAACTGTTTACAATCAACAGGAAACTTTTTGTAACAATCTTCTTCAGTCCACACATGATATTTACCTGTCTGAGTTTCTTTGGCAACGATACAGTGAACCTTTGTAGCATCAAGACTATCTGTCTCAATGTCAATTAAAACCTCCGTCATTAAACTCGTTCCCTTCTGGATCTTCACCCAAGTTATCAACTTCGTGCAGTCTACCAGTTTCCTTATTGAAAAATAAGTGGCTTGCTACACCAGTGTCTCCTGCATAACGATTCTTTAAGACACGAATTGTTGTAGTGTTAGCAATGTTAGGATCATCTGACTGTTGATCACGTTCCATAGCTACGACTGCATCACTAAGCTGTGCAATGGACTGTGACCCACGTAGGTGAGCAAGGCTAACTTCCTTACCATCCTCATGTCCTTTGTCCGTTCCAGTCCTACGCAGATGAGAGACAAGTAATAGAGCTACGTTTGTTTCTTCAACGATGGAACGCAGCTTGGTCATAAGATTATCAATGTTTCTACGTTCATCATCACCTTCCAATCCTGAAACAAGGATTGATAGATGGTCAAGGAAAATCCACCGGCAGTCCAAAGCCTTAATCATATACCGTATGCGTGCAAGTATCTCGTCAGTCTGCATCGAACCAAAGTGATCGAAGGCAAAGAACCTTCTCGTTCCTACTGTTGCTTCCTGCCACTTCTTCAAGTCCTCACGGGGAAACTGTTCCCGTATCTCACGAATGTAAATGCGTGCATTAGCCTCGACAGACATGAGATGGAAGATGGTTGATCGTACATTTTCTTCTAGAGAAATAACACCAATGTTTTCTTCAGTGTTGTTTAGTACATGATGCATCAGTTCACGCATGACACTTGACTTGCCAGTACCTGTGCCAGCGGTAAATGTAACAAGCTCACCTGTTCGTATGCCATACAGCTTTTCGTTCAACCCTGCAAAAGGATAGAGGCATGTCTTATACTGCCCTTCCTCGTAGAGAGCATCACCCATATCAGCTAGATTTAGAATACCTGCTGGAGTGTAGACCTTAGCATTCCACCATGCCGTAGTAAATGCTTCTCGCTTACCATTAACTAGGTAATCACTAGCATCCTTGTAGTCAGGGAGGTTTACGATCTTGCATTTGTTTGGTTCAAACAGACTAGCAACCTGCTGCGCTGCCTTACGTCCATGCTCATCGTTATCAAAGCTAAGAACAATGTTATCGAATGCGTTGAGGTATTCAAAGTTTGCTTTGCAGTTACGATGCGCTGACTGTGCACCATCTTTGATGGATAGGACAGGCCATTTAGAACCTAGCATCTCATATGCTGCGAGAGCATCAAGCTCACCTTCACAGATAGTGACGTACTTTCCACGGGCTGGAAAGATGTTCTGACCAAAGAGTGTACCACGACTAAGTGATCCTACTGGTGCAGCAAAAAATTCTTTCTTTGCTACGTTCCTGATCTTGTCACCTATATGATTGCTGGCACTGTCATAGTACGGGTAGAGGTGACAAGAACCATGAACAGGATGGTCGTACTGTCTTACGTTATATGCTTTACATGTTGCAGCACTAATCTTTCTATCTTCGATGGCTGCTATTTTTCCTACATTACTGAGAGGCTGTACGTTTGTAGTGACTGGTGTTTGCGTTTGAGTTGTCATACCGTGTCTTTCTGTATTGTGATATGAGCATGAAAAACAATGTCCATGACCATCAGCGTATAGAATATACGCATCACTAGATGTACATTTAGGGCAAGGACCGCGACTTACTACTCTGTCTTTATCTTCAATCATCATGATGAATCAGACGATACTCGAATTTGTTGGAAGAGTCTACCACTAATTTATTTTTTAATAGGGTAGTCTTAATACCTAGATACTTCATTAAAGCCTGTAGCGACAGAAGAACATCTTCCATTTCTTCGCTTGTTCCTTCATCTACAATATTATCTGTCTGACTGTTTATTACTCTGTACATTTGAATCTCTTTCAATAGGGTTGAGAGTAATTAAGAGTTACTTACTTATGTTATTTTTCCTGTTCAAAAATATTATTTACAAACCTATAGTCGTTTTGTTTAATCTCTTCTGTTTCTTCTGCGGCTAAACGCTTCGCTTCTTTGTAAGGATATCCTTCCTTTAGATATATCTGAATTAATTCTTTGAAGATAATCTTTCTATCTTTCTCCCATAACTTTTTCACTTAACCCTGTCCTCTATATTTTTTATAATTTCTTTTCTTACTTTTATTTTTAGGAGAAGTATTAACTGACTTGCCAATACTGGTTCTCATATGTTGGTTTCCTGTTCGCACTTTAGATAAACCAATTTCTTTTTTACCTGCCATTTTGTCCTCTTAACTTTTCAAGTCGTTTGTCAAAGCATTCCATGACACAGGAAATAAAGGTTCAATAATCTTACTCCATTCTTCAGCAAGTATCTGTATCTCACGTTGTGCGTGCTTGTCAATACGTAATTGATATGCTCTTGCCCAAGCAGCTAAAGAGCCTGTAACGTAATAGCTTGTGTACAAACATTGTGGCAATACCATTCTTGCCTGTTCTGGACATACTCCTTCTTTCAGTAACTGCTTGTAGTGATACTCACAGGTATCAATTACCTTTTCCAAGAACATATCACCATAGGATGGAGTATCAATAGGTTCTTCACTGCTACCTTGCTTCACATTCTCTGCTGACTTACGCCATCTATCAGGACGAAAGTATTCCCTATCGTCAGTAACATATCGTCTACTAACTTCATTGTAAGTAAACCCTACTACATGTTTGAACCTTTGCCTAGCTACAAATATTGGAACTGTTTCTCTTATCGTTATGATTGGGTGTGTAAACGGGGTGAAGTGATTGTTGTTTGAAAGATAATTAATTAACTTTTTATCTTTGTCCGACAACTCCTGCCGTACTGAGTGGTCTGCTTCCCATTTACTTTCTTTATTAAAAGAAACTCTAGCGGCGTTGACAACACGAAGATCATCTCCTAAATGATCAATGTATTCTGCTCTCATTTAGTTAATTTATCCTTGCTTAATTCTTCAAGTTCATCTTCAATTTTATTTAACTTATTTTTCAAGAAATCTTTTTCATCTATTAACTCTTTAATCTGTTTATACTGTTCATAGATAACTTTAGTTAATTGTTTGTTATCTTCTTTAGCAGCTAATAGAAGTTCTTTGTTTTTAATATTAGAATTATTATTCACCATTCTTTAATTCCATAAGTACATAGTTAATAGTAGTATATATCTTAACTGCTAAGTCTTGTAACTGAATTTCCTGCTGTAGTGTTGTATAACGTATGTCATTTGCACTATCAAGTATTTCATTTAACTTACCAATTAAGATATTTATTTCTTTATCTTTGTTCATGGTGCGTTGTCACCATATCCACCAGTCGGCCACTTATCATCGAATAAGTTCGTTTGATTAGTAACATCATCAGTGATAATGTTTACTGAGCATTGACAAAATCTTGAGGAAACTTCTTGTAACAATTCTTTTCTTCGTAGTAAATCTTCTTCAGTTGGTTTGTAAAAAGTATCACGATTAGTTTCCAATTCTTGAATAAGAATATTCATTAATTTTTGATTATCTATTTTACTAAACCATTCTTTATCTTCCGTCATAGTAAAACAACCTCCTCTTTTCTACCCGTTGAATAGTAAACATTATCAATATCAAACTCTACTATACATCTATAGCATCCGTCGCATGGTTTAGCAAGTGCTAACTTAAAAATGTTTGATCTTGTGTTTTCTTTCTTGACTCTGACAACAATTAGTGTACAGTTCCTAGATAAATCCTGCTGCTGTCTTACCGCATTCTTAATTGCTGCCACCTCTGCATGTAGATGAATACAATGTTCATGTCTACCATACTTAGCCTGAAAGGGACTGGTCTTATAGCTATTAACTCCAAGACCTATAAGGTTATTCTTATGCCATACTCCTGCTGCTAACCGGAAACATTTTACTGGGTTGTGTATATCCTCCGCGATCCTACGAAGAATCGTTACTCTCCTGCTCAAGTCCATTGTATTCTTCTATCTCTGCTGTTGTCCAAAGGTGAGCGTTGAGTTGAGCATCGGGCCAATGATCAAACACCATTGGTTCAAGGGTTCTCTCATCCACAACATATAACCAATCATCTTTATCTTTTGTCTGGTAAACCTTAACTCTCCACGGCATTTATTTTAATCCCTCTAGTAGTTCCATTTTCTTTACTCATTGCATGATATTCTTTGCAGACTTCTTCAAACGCATCAAAGAGCTTTTGAAATCTCATACTATATACACCCTTTAATCCAAGAAGTACATTAGCAATGTCATCAGTAGACATATCTGTTTCTATAACATTCTCATAGAGAAGGTCAATGTCATCTACAACACGCCAAGCATTCATAATCTCTTGTTCAAGACCAAATATTTTCATTATTCAACCTCAACCATTTCACCATTGCGAACAATGTGATGTTTAACTTCATTTGATGAAAACCTAAAGTATGCTCGACCGCCGTCAATCATATTACCGTTCTCAAACAATTTATAATCATGACGATGGGCACTATACTGTAGATCACCATCATCATCTTCGACAAGTCTAAACTCTACAGATTCAATTCGATCTGCATTAGCAATCATAAGATTGCCGTTCTGATATAGACCAAAATACCGATTACCGAACTGAGGGTGTGGAGTTTCTCTGTAAAAGATATCCATTGCATGTGCCCCATCGTCTATCGCACTTGTACACACATAGGTAATGGGAACACCATCCTTCTTAGAGAAGATTTCACAAACCTTTTGAGTGTCAAATAGTGGTTCATGCTTGATCATTCAAACTACTCCCAATCTTGATATCTCATTCGAGAATCCAATCCATTATCACCATCCCGGCGCTGTATATTCTGTATGTTTCTTATAGAAAGCAGACCCATCTACTCCATATGCAGGACACACTGAAATGTACTCAGGCAAACCCACTCTATCCTTCTCACCTGCTTCTCCACAGATAAAAAACACACCAGTCTTTTCAGACATTGCATGTTTGAGAATGGTCTCGTACTTCTCAACCTTCTTACGAAGGAGTAGTACTTCCTCATAGTAATCCATCGTATCAGTCATCCTCTTTCACCATTGGATTTATTTCCATCCACTCGGACCAATCAGCATGTGGCATATAGTATTCAAGCACAGTTTGAATCGCTTTAAGCAAAGCATAGTCTGGCTCAAGAACGTCATCTGAACAGTCAACCTTGTCAAACTGATTGTTCACACGATAAGCGTCCTTTAGCTCATCAACGATAACTTCGTCAACGATAACTTGGTCGCAATCTTCAACGTTAAGTGTAATTGTTTTCATTTTGTTTCCTCATTGCATGATATTCTTTGCAGATCAGTCATCGCTCATCCCCATCACCTTTCAGTACGTTACGTTGCTGTCTGTCTGCCAGCTTCTGTAAATTACCCTGTGCTATGTCTTCAAGTTCCAGACCAAGGACATATGCCATCTCGCTGACGAACCAGAGTACATCACCAAGTTCTTTATTAATAGTAGGAAGGTCAATGTGATCTTTGTCACCTCGCACCCACTTGCTGACAAGAGAAGCTACCTCTCCAGCCTCACTAGCAAGACCAAGAGCAGTATAAATAATGCCGTTATCCTTCGGATAGACGGCAGTCTTATGTGCTTCCTCCTGATATTTTCTAAAAGTAACTCCAGTTAAATACTTATTATCGTAAGGCACTGTACCCATACTCCTTTCAAAAAAAAATTACCCAGACCCAGACTCATACTCAGATCTATACAAAACACACACACACACTAAAAAGAAAACACTCTTACATATCCTATAATTATATGAATATGTAAGAGTGTTACTCATCAAGATTACATCACTTGATTAAGGTACTCAGGTCTAGATAAATAGTACTCTTCTTCCCAATCATCTAGCCCGTTCAAGTAGTCGTTAATATCTTCTACAGGTACACGATAGATGCTGTCCGCATCTATCACTGACAAGAGATAGTCCTTCATATAAGAAGGAATTTCGTCATGGTCTTTGTAGTTGTACATCATAATGACTACTCCCTGTTGTTTAAGGTTATGCAGCCTGAAGATAGTCAGCGAATACCTTACTGTTCAGCCATGTGCTGACCTGTTCTTCACGCTTCAAAAGCGTAACATCGTCACCACGCTTTGTCAATTTAAACCTCTCATCATCATGGCTGGAATAGTGGGTCAATGCAGAGACAACACTAAAGATATTCTTGCCACGCTCTTGTATCTCATCAAGGTACTGAGCATACAGACGATCCGACAAACCATTCGTGCGCTTAGGTTCATCAGCCGTACCTTTGGTCAGAGTACGATACAAATCAATTACCTTCTTACTGTCCCAGATACGAGTGTCTGCCCAACGCTGGTACTGTTCGACAATAGTATGGTGACGCTTGATAGTATCATCGAAGGCGTGAACAAAACCATCCACGCTGAAGTTTTTGGTATGACGCTTGCGGGTCACATCATATTGACCTGCAATCATACCGTTGGTGCAGAAGAAATCAATCACGCCACCGTAGAAAACTACTGAAGATGAACCATCGAAAGTATTCTTGAGAATGTAACGCAGCCCAACATCTGTTTTGTGTCCAGTCTCAGTTTCAACTGTCTGCTTCATCTTGGGTAAAATGTACTCAGCGAAGCAGACCGATCCGTCCTTGCTGATATGATCCTTGATCTGAATGTCTTCCAGCACAACAGGATCAAAGTGATTTACCATCTGCTTCTGAAGTGGAAACAGCACCTCCTCGTTAAGCACAGTCCTATACTTTCGGTTCACCACTGACATATAGCTGCCGGTGTCTTCCCGAACCAGCATCTTCTTGTCATGGGCATAGTCACCATCCAGTGAATACAACTCTTTTTCCTGTACGTTGAAAAAGATTTCACGATTGTCAGTTGTCATCAGGTTGTTCATGTTGATATCTCCTACCTTTCCCACTCGATAAAGCCTTGCATTACATCAAGGGTATACTTGTCTATACCTATCTGGTCCAGCATGTCCACTACTTTTGAATACTCCTTAGTTGATAGTCTCGAATTGACAGACTCTTCCAGAAGTTCGCTATAAATTTCCTTGAAAAAACTTTTTTCATAATCTTCCATGTTAGAAAGCCTCATTCAGGTTGTCAGTATTATTGTCGATCTTTTTATTCTCGATTGAATTTACATAGTCTTCATACATTTTCCTCCGCAGTCCGTAATTCCAGTACCATTTCGGCATGAAGTTGTAGGAACTTTCCTTGACGGACTGCCATTCTACCCAAGATAACATATCAGTAATCCTTCCAATCAATTGCTTTAACGTCGTCGTTAAAATCAGGCATGAACATGTTGAACGTATGCTCATGGCCATGCTTATCGGTAGCGGTTACGATGAAGACGTATCCCGTTTCTCCAAGGTCCATCTTCTTAAAATTAACCGTGGATACATTGTGGATTGAACTGTTTGACGACATAGATTTACCCTTCCATATAAGATATTGATTTGATTATTCGGTAACAACGCAACCCAATGCACTGATAAAGTCTTCTCTCTGACCGCTGCTAAGTTTAACGGCGAGAACATTAGCGCCACGAAGGTTCGCGTCACTAAGGTCAGCGTTACAAAGGAAAGCGTGACGAAGGTCAGCGTTACAAAGGACAGCGTGACGAAGGTCCGCGCCGCTAAGGTCCGCGCCGCGAAGGTCCACGCCGAAAAGGTCCGCGCCGCTAAGTTCAGCGCCGCTAAGGTTCG